TGCGTAAACGTACCCAGTATCCAATAAAGATGTTCCTTTATGTCCTAACAAACATTTGTTTGCTGGGAAGTAAGGGTCTCTATATACAGTATATCTACCTGATAAAGTACCTACTTTCTCAATACCCATGTTATATTGGTCTTGGTCTGGAGAAGCGTTTGATACGTGGAAATATTCCAAGTCATCAAAAATCGCAGAAACTTCAGAAGAACAAACAATCCAGTTCGCCCCACCTCTTAATGTAGATTTGTGGATTTGAGCTGAAATTTGATTAATCGCAGTGATTAATGTTTGATTCCAATCTTTTTGAGTGTATGGTGCTTGACCTGCAGTAAATCTCTTCCAACCGTTATAATCCCATCTTATTGTCCAAGAAGCCGCAGCTCTTAAGTCTTTCAAGATTTCTCTATCAATCTCAGCAGCGATTTCTTCAGATAATAAAGCTGTTAATTCAGCTTCAGCATCAATGTTATGGAATGCAGAAACGTCTTGTGCAAGTTCCGGAGACCAAGTAGCTCTTAATTTTCTTTCAGTTACAGAAACTGTAACAGAGTCTAAATCAAAAGAAACTTCACCTAATTCTGATTCGAATTCAAGGTCTCTGTAGATTCTATAAGTAGCGTTGAACGCTCCAGCTGCTAAATCAGCAACAGTAATTCTAGAACCAACATAACCGTCTACAGAAGTACAAGAAATACATGCTGGACATGATAAATCAACTTCGATGTACATTTTGTTTTCTTGGTCACAAATGTTAAAGTAATCTCCTCCTGGCCAGTGACTAGTAGAAGTAGTACCGTATTCAACAATACCTTTACCATACTTTTGAGTTACAAGTCTAAATGGAATGTGTGTTGATGTGTCAGCTACCACAGTTGTTCCTGAGTCACCACAACACATAACATCACCCATACCAGATTGTGTAATAAATAAAGAAGAAAGGAACTCTTCCGTATCCATTTCATTACCATTTGGTCCTAATAATTGACCAGCTCCAGCGTTTTGGAAACCTTCTAATACGAAGATTGCACTTCTAACACCTGTTTGAGTACCCGTACATAATGTACCACCCGTAAGTGTACTTGTTGCAAGAGAACCAGACTTAGTTAAAGCTCCTGATGACCAGAATACTGGACTCATAGCTAAAGTTAATGCAGAATATGCCCCTTTAGATGCGTCCCATAAACCACCACCTGCTCTATCTTCATAGAATTGGTCGTAAAGGTTAATGTTATTGTAAGTAGTAGTAGCGTTTGTAAAACCACCTCCAATTGGATTAGAATGACCTTCCATACCTGTAATTGGCACGTTAGTTACTCTATTTGAAATTTTAGGTACAAAGTAAAATAATTTACCAATTGGTAAATTCATAGCTTGTACAGAAACGATATCGTTTGCCAATAATTTAGAGAATACTCTTCTAATTATTGGAAAAACAACAGTTTCGAATGAACCTGAAGAATTTGAGGACGTTGCCTCGTTAATTAAATGTGTAGCTTGGTTTTCGTATAGCTGAGCGATGTTTTCTCTCCCATGTCCTTTAAGACCGCCAAGAAATCCAAGTTTGTCCCATTTAGTAATGGTATCTTCACGGATAACCTTAAGGTGTTTTAACCCTATGTTTCCTACCATACCTGATTCTAATAATGCTCCCATTTTTTTATATTTTTTTATTCGAGTTTATTTTATTGTGTTATATCTTAGACATCATGTCTTTGATTCTACTTATTTGAGGGCTTTCATAAATTTTACTCTCAATAAGATTTGTTGAACCTTTCGATGGTGCCTTAGTTATTCTCTTTTTAACCGATTCAGTGATACTTCTAGTTTTTCTAGAAAATTCTGAATTTAATCGTTTAAAAAGCTTTTTACTTTCATTTAAAGTTTCGACTTCGTCAAATCTTCTCATGATGTTGATTTTCTCTTCTTTTGAAGTTGTATGTTCAGTAAAGAGTTTTGTTGCGTAAGCTAAATTTGTATTAAATACTGCCACTTCTTTAATTTTAGTTCTAAAGTCAGTCAATGCACTTTTAAATTCTTTTGATTTAGCTTTCACACTTTTATTCTCACCCATTAACTTTTCGATTAAAGAATCTTGAGTTTTTGCGTGTTCTAAAAGTTTTTGGTACCTCTTTTTTGATTCAGTTAGTTTAGACGTTGGTTTTATACCTTCTCTAAAAGTTAAGTTTCTATTATTAGTAATGCCTTTTCTCAAGCCTCTACCTTTTTTAGAACCGAAACCATAAGTACGAGAAGCTTCATTAGCTTCAACCTCATCTCTGGAACCCCACTTGCCATAAGAGTCTCCTCTTCTGCCTTTATAGGATTGTTTTTTACCAGATTCTTTACCTGTACGCATCCCTAATGATTCATCTTCCGTATCGTCATAGCCTTGGTCTTCAGTAACTTCACCTTCACTTCTTGTTCCCCACTTGCCATAAGAGTCCTCTCTTCTAGCTTTGTAGTTCTGTTTTTTTCCGGATTCTTTACCAGTTCGCATGCCTAATGATTCATCTTCAGTATCATCATAACCTTGGTCTTCACCTAACTCAATTTCGTAAAGAGGGTCATCATCTTCTTCCACAACATCTAAATCTAATTCATCAGCTTCTTCAGCTGTTTCTTTTACTGATTGAGATAGTGTATCTTCTAATGATTCACCTAATTCGACTTTATACTCAGCTCCGGTTTCTTCGTCTTTGATTTCTACAACATCATCGTCCTGAGTTACGATAATCCCGTCTTCACTACCCATAAGCTTAAAAACTTTGAGTACTTCATCATCTGACGCACCGCGTAAGTCTAGAGGTTCTTGGTCTACATCTTCGTCTTCGAAGTCTTGTTCTGTGTCTTCAGGAGCGGGAGCAAATTCCACGTCCTCTTCTTCTGTGTCCTCTATGTAATCTTCAACCTCATCCTGTTCGGTAAGAGATTCTTTTACTAATTCTTCAATTTCTTCCTTCATAGTTGAAGCAAGTATTTCTTTTGCATTGGATTTAACAGCATCCTCAAGGGCCTGTGCCTCAAGAAGAGCTTCTTCTAAAATAGATTTTTTAGTCATTTTTGATTCTTAATTTTAAACTAGTTTATTTTGTATATAAATATGCAAGAATTAAAGAAAAACTAAGTTAATATTAGTGGTAACCCACATAAAGTAGTATATTAACTAAGATAGGTATTCAATTTTTTCATTAAATCAAGTGAGCCCTCTAAAGAATCATTTGATTTAGGTAAATTTTTCTCTCTTTCTTCTTCTATAGATTCTTCATATTGTTCTCTCTCATTTACATCAGTAAATAGATAAGCACCAGGAGTAGACGGTGATGAAACTAAGTCAAAACATATCAATTCAAAATCGTCTTGGACTATATTTTGATTACCTTTTTGTTTGATGGAGCCCACCCCTCTAGATGATATTCCTAAAGTTACACCGTGTCTTAATAAATTAGCTGCTATATCCCCTACACATGATATGGTTCCACTACTAGTAAAACCTGGAGAAGTTAATATTTCTAACTTACCCATTAAAATATCACCTTCCCAAAAAGTCTCTACTATTCTGTGGGAACTTCTTTCAAGGTCTACTAATGATGATTCGGGATGATTTAATTCTGACAGTGCTCTGCCTTGTCCTATTAGAGTTTGGTATTTCTCTACTTCTCTTTGAAGTATGTCTCTAGGATATACTCTGCCATTTCTATTCTCTACTCCTGCTTTTTGTAAAACAGCGTACATCATGATAGTCTCATTACTATTAGGACTCTTATTAGTAATTTCTTTAATGATGTGTTGGTTGGTTTTGCTGGAAACATGTCCTGCATCGTATTCTACTAATATACCGGTACCAATCTCCCTAGGTTTCAATAACTTCATAATATTCTTTTATTATAAATATTAATAGTTTATATAAATTCTATCTTAAGATTTAGTTGGGTAAAATTTAAAATGTTTATAAGGTGTAAAAACATTTGTGATGAGGTTGTTGAAGATGCCTTCTACTGAGGCTTTAAGATTTTCTGATTTAAATTTGATTCCAGATTTTACGAATAAAGTTAATTCACAATTAAGGAAACTTCTTTTTTTAAGTTTTATTCCACTAGCTCTAATATCTAAATCAATTATAGATTTTTCTTCTTTAAATACATTTTTATCTACTTGGTGGTATAACTCTAGCCTTATTTCACGTCTAAGGTCCTTAATAACTCTTGTCCAATTCTCTTCTTCTTTGTGTGGTTCTGCCCAACAAGATAATGTAATATATGTAGATTTAAAATTTTTATTGTCTACTGTTCCGTATTGGGTCTTATAAAGATTATCTATATCTAATTTTATTTTCTTTCCAAATTTCATATAAAAAAGATAAGAAATAATAGTTGTTAAGTCAAAAAAGAATAATAAGTTATTCTATATATCGTCATGTTCACCATGTTCCTCACTGTAATCATATTCGTGAGTTACTGTCGTGTGAGTTGGAGCGGGGTCTTCTTCAACAGGTTCTGAACTAGCACCATTATGTGAAAAGTTTTCGGCAGCTGTAAAACCAAGTCCTGCCATTACAATCCATTGTAGAGATTGGAATAGGTCACTCTCAATTGTAAAATCCCAAAATAAATTTGCGGTATAACCAATCAACATAAATAAAAGACAAATAAATGTAACAAATCTCTTACTGGAAACTTTACCTTCACTACTTAACATGTTTTTTAAAAAATTCATAATATTATTATTTAATTAAAGATTTATTTAGATTCTCTATTTTTAGAATTGAAGCTGCGTTTATATCTGAGTTAGATATGCTCTCACATACTTCTTGAATTTTATTCTTCATTGTATTGTCTTCTGAAGTCTCTTTTAAAGTTTTTAGTTTATCTAATGCACTTTCTTTTAAGTCAACTATTTGTGTTTCTAATTGATTTTTATCTAGTGATAAAAGCTTTTTTAATGTAGTTTTATCGTCTTCATTTAAAGAAGAATATTTTTCATTAAATTTTTTGGTAGCCAAACTGCTAAATATTGAGTTGGTTACCAGT